GGGCGGCAGCTAGGCGTTACGCAGGCGTACATCGACAAGTTCTTGGGCTGGGAAGATAACGTCAAGAAGCTGCTGGAGATACCGCACATCTGCACCATGAAAGAGTTGGTCATCCACTGCGTTACTGCCAAGAAGATCATCGACATCTACCGTGCAACAGCGCATCCTGTGGTGACGTTTTGGGAAATGTGTTCGGGGCTTATCAACTCATCCCTGTACGAGGGCGAGGAGTACACCTACAAGTGCCTCACCTTCCGCAAGGAGGAGATCGTGCTGCCAAACGGCATGAGCCTGAAGTACCCCAACCTACGCAAGCAGTACGAGCGTGATGCTGACGGCATCCTTACAAAGAAGTTCAACTGGGTGTACGGAGACGACGCTACCAAGCTGTACGCAGGGAAAGTAACCAACAATGTTACGCAAGCAGTTGCACGGATCGTCATGACTGATGGTATGCTACGGGTATCTAAAAAATATTTTGTGGCTGGAACTGTTCATGATGAGCAGATTGCAGTTGTACCTGACGAACAGGTTGCTTACGCTAAGACTTGGGTCTTGGCGCAAATGGTCATGGAGCCAAAGTATTTGCCGGGGATTCCCCTAGCCGCTGACGGTGGTGCGCACCGTAGATATGGACTAGCAAAAGGATAGGAGAAGCACATGAAAAATAATAAACACTGCGAGCACTGCAACGCAAAGATGGTGGAGTACAAACACTCTTTTAGCAAAGCACTGGCTACAGGTTTATGGCGACTGCATATTGCCAACGGCATCGTTAACATTAAAGACCTTGGTCTGACAAGAAACCAGTGGGATAACTTTCAAAAGCTGCGCTACTGGGGTTTAGTTGCTCAGTCATACCGAGATGACGGAACCCGCTTAAATGGGCAGTGGCACATAACCAAAGAAGGTGCGGACTTTGTTGAAAAAGGAACAGCGATTAAAAAGTCTGTTTGGACGTACCGAGGTAAGACAGTTCGTTTCGATGGCGACACATGTTTCTTTAGGGACGCACACGACGTAACGTACGAAACCAGAAACACATATGCTGCTAACGCAGTACCACATAACCAATAGGAGAAGTTATGCCAACAAAACTAAAAGCGCAGTTCCCAAGGCGCATGCGAGTAGGTAAGAAGATGTATTCAGTCGAGATCGTGGAAGCCATGCTAGACAAGAAGATCATAGGTAATGTCCACTACGACAGCCAACACATTGCGATTGCATCGCGTCACCCACACACGGGTCGTATGCTTGCAGGCGCAGAGGTTAGGGATTCGTTTTGGCACGAGTTGGTTCACGCAATTCTGCACGACATGGGGCGACACAGCCTCAACCGTGACGAAGTGTTTGTTACTGGGTTCGCTAACCGGCTATCGAAAGCCATTGACTCCGCGAGGTTCTAATGCCAAAGGTTGTATGGTCGCACTCAGCGCTCAAGGATTACGAAAGCTGCCCTAAGAAGTACCAAGAGGTGCGGGTACTCAAGAAGTACAAGTTCACCGAGACGGTCGCTACCCTGTACGGAACAGAGCTACACAAGTCTGCAGAGGAGTACATCGGCGAAGGTAAGGACTTGCCCGCGCAGTTCGAGTTCATTAAGCCAATGCTTGATGCACTGGCTAAGAAGCCCGGACGCAAACTTGTCGAGCATCAGATGGCGCTTACAACCGATCTAGTCCCCTGCAAGTGGGTTGGTCCAGAGGTGTGGGTACGTGGCATTGCTGACTTGCTTATCATCGACGACGACAACCTTACAGCGTGGGTGGTGGACTACAAGACAGGGAACAACAAGTACCCTGACAGGGAGCAGCTAAAGCTCATGTCCATCATGGTGTTCAAGCACTTTCCCCACATCCGTAAGGTCAACTCCGCATTGCTGTTTGTCGTCAAAAATGATATGGTCAAGCACAGCATGGTAGTTAGCCAAGCCGATGCCGAGTGGTGGTCATACCGCCAGCGTATTGCCCGTATCGAACAAGCGCATGAGACTGGTGTATGGAATCCAAAGCCATCACCGCTGTGCCCTTGGTGCCCAGTAACTACTTGTCTCAATCACCCTAAACACTAAAGGAACGGTCATGCCTTACAAAAACCCAGCCGATCGCGCAGCTTATCCAGCGTACGATCAAAAGCCAGCAGTCAAAAAGAAACGTGCAGCCCGCAACAAAGCCCGCTCGATGCTTGAGAAAGAAGGGCTAGTACACAAAGGCGACGGCAAAGACGTTGACCACAAGAAGGCGTTAAGCAAAGGCGGTGCAACGACACGCAGTAATTTGCAAGTCAAGTCCGCAACAGCTAACAGGTCGTACGCTAGAAAAAGCGACCACAGCATCAAATAAAAACATGAGAAGCAAATGCAAGTAATCGACAACAAAGCACTTTTATTCAAAACCAGAAACCCTACCAAGTACAACCTAATACCTAAACATAAAGTCCTATCGGAAAGCAATGGGACGTATGAGATATTGGTTTACTTCGGTATGGAAGAGGTTAAGGTACTACGAAACTTAGGTGTCAAAGATGTACCTTCGCCTATTAGTTACCGCTACAAGTGGCCGGGCAAGTACAAGCCTATGTCACACCAGCGCGATACGTCAGAGTTCTTGACGTTCAACCGCAAGGCGTTTGTATTCAGCGAGCCGGGAACAGGCAAGACGCTGAGCGCTTTGTGGGCAGCAGACTACCTTATGAGCATCGGCAAAATCCGCCGTGTGTTGATACTGTGCCCGCTGTCCATCATGCAGAGTGCTTGGTTGGGTGACCTCAGTAACAGCATCATCCACCGCTCCGCTATCGTGGCGCATCACACACAGGCATCACGCCGTATCGAGATGGTGCAGCAGGACTACGAGTTCGTCATCACCAACTACGACGGGCTTAACCTGATTGCCAACGAGATCAACAACGACGGTCGCTTTGATTTGGTTATCGTTGACGAAGCGAACGCATACAAGACACCGACAACACGGCGTTGGAAGGCGCTTAACAGCATCATCAAACCAAACACACACCTGTGGATGATGACGGGCACACCTGCATCGCAGTCCCCTGTGGATGCGTACGGCTTGGCTAAGCTGGTTAACCCCAACGGCATCCCCAAGTTCTTTACCGCTTGGCGAGATATGGTGATGAACAAGATCACGATGTTCAAGTGGGGGCCCAAGCCCCAAGCCCCGCAGCTAGTACACGAGGCGTTGCAGCCAGCCATTCGGTTTACCAAGGCGCAGTGCTTGGACTTACCCCCTGTGCTGACCATGACCCGCATAGTACCTTTGACCCCGCAGCAAACGAAGTACTACAACATACTGAAAGAGCGCATGGCTATACAAGCGGCAGGCGAGGCGATCACCGCAGTCAACGCAGCCACCGTGGTATCCAAGCTGCTACAGATTTCATGCGGCGCTGTATATACAGATGACAAGGACGTGGTGGAGTTCGATGCTGGCCCAAGGCTGGCGGTGCTCGAAGAGATTCTTGGCGAGACAGATCGCAAGGTTTTGATCTTTGCATTGTTTCGCAGCAGCATCGACAGCATCTACCATCACCTGCTAAAGAAGGGCATCAACACAGAGTGCATACACGGCGGCGTGACACCCAACAAACGTGCGGACACAATCCGCCGATTTCAAAATGAGAAAGACCCAAGGGTGCTAGTCATGCAGCCCCAAGCATCGGCCCACGGGATTACCCTAACAGCCGCTGACACAGTTATTTTTTATGGTCCGTTGATGTCTGTTGAGCAGTACATACAGTGTATAGCCCGTGCCGATCGCAAGGGTCAGAACGCGGATAAGGTAACAGTTATCCACATAGAAGGTAGCCCGATAGAGAAGAAGATGTTCACAGCTTTAAGTTCCAAGGTTGTGGATAACTCTTTGCTTACGCGCATGTTTGAAAACGAAATAAATTTTTAAGAAAGGGTATTGCAAAACCAAAAATCCGTGTACACTTGTCAAACGCTAGACATAATAAGGAGAAAGCAAAATGGAAGAAGACATCATCCCGATGGATAAGTTAGCCCGTATTTATCGCAAGATCAAGACGGAAATTGATACACTGACCAAGGACTATGACACCAAGGTCGAGTTGTTGAAAGAGAAGCAAGACACGCTAAAGTTTGCTATGAAAGATCAGATGAAAGCGCTTGGCGTTAAGTCTGTTCAAACCGAGTTTGGAACCGTGTCCATGATTAACAAGACACGGTATTCGACACAAGACTGGGACTCGTTCAAGAAATTCATAATTGAACATGAGGTGGTTGACTTGCTTGAGAAGCGCATAGCGCAGACCAACATGATTACCTTCCTTGAAGAGAACCCCGGCCTAGTCCCTCCCGGACTAAACGCTTTTTCGGATTTTGAAATCCGAGTAACTAAACCAACCAGCAAGTAAGGAGATTACCATGAGTAATGTAGTAGCATTTAACGCAGCGCAAGTACCAGCTTTCGCTCGTAACAACGAGTTGTCCGATACAGCCCGTGCCCTAACAGGTGGCGGCGGTGCATCCGCAGGCAAGCGCATCTCGATTAAAGGCGGCGTGTTCCGCTTGATGTCAGATGGCAAGGAAGTCACATCCATCGAAGACCGCCACTTGGATGTCATCATTATTAAAGCTGCCGCTAAGGTAGGCCGTCAGTTCTACGCTGCTGCGTATGACAAGGATGCCGCTGGCGCTGCACCTGACTGCTGGTCTAACGATGGCGAGAAGCCTGACGCAAGCTCCAAGGCAAAGCAGTCCATCACCTGCATGGCTTGCCCACAGAACCAAGCGGGTTCAGGTACAGGTAACAGCCGTGCTTGCCGCTACCAGCAGCGTCTGGCCGTGGTGTTGGAGAACGACCCAAGCGGTTCAGTGATGCAGATGGTGTTGCCAGCAACATCGGTGTTCGGTAAAGAAGAAGGCGACAAGCGCCCATTGCAAGCGTTCGCACGTTACCTTGCAGCGCAGAACCCTCCTATTAACCCCGAGCAGATCGTGACCCGCATGAAGTTCGACACCAAGTCGGAGTCCCCCAAGCTGCACTTCGCTCCTACCCGTTGGTTGACAGACGACGAGTACGAGATTGTGAAAGAGCAAGCGCAGTCCGCTGACGCTATGAAGGCTGTTGTGATGACAGCCTCGGCAACCGATGGCGCAAAAGCCGCACCTTTGAAGCTCGAAGGCAAGCGTCCTGCAGTAGTGGAAGAGGAAGACGAAGCCCCTGCGCCAGCACCCGTACCAAAGACCCGAGCGAAAGCTAAGCCAGCACCTGCGGTGGTGGAAGACGACGACGAAGCCGAAGACACAGCACCCGAACCCGAAGTTCGCAAAGCAGCACCCAAGGCGACAGCAGTGCCCGCAGGTAAGAGCAGCCTAGCCAACATCGTGGCTGACTGGGACGATGAGTAAATAAGTTCCGCTGGGCCGCAGGCAGCGGTCGCATTGCATAGGTCGGGGGGGTTTTTAACTTTTCCTCCTCGTCAGAAAGGCACCCACACACCTATGACTGCGTTTCCTGCTCTGCGTGTCCCAGCGCCTTAACACTATGGCCTATTCACAGAAAATCATTGACTTGGTAGCTAAGGCACCGAAGACTACGGGGAACCAGCTTGCACGTTGGGCTATCCACTTAGATTTTCCGGTGACGAAGATTGCCTACGCGCTCGGGGTAACACGCCAAACCGTTTACAACTGGTTTGAGGGTAAGG